TGTCAACAGTTGACAAAGCATATGCAAACTATTTGGCCAAATATCGTGATTTGAAAATCTTTAACTTGGAAACGGCCATCCAGTATATGATCAAAAATGGAGCTTTGGAATTATTAGTGCGTGTCAAAAACATCCAATCTCATTTTGATATGGATTTTGTGTTGATGACCATTCAATATGGACAAACTAAAATTTTGAAATGGTTGTGGGATATTAATATTCCATTTTTCCATAAATTACGACTAGTATTGGTCTGTGACAAACAAAGATGTGGTGTTGCTTATTTGGCAAATATCTATAATTCCCCCTACACGAAAATGACAAGAAAAGCTGTCCAGTATGGAAAAATTGAAATTTTGGAATGGTTGAAAAGTGTTCATTGTAGTTTCCCGTATGATCTCTGGGAAGATGCCATTAGAACTGATCATTTACAAGTTTTGAAGTGGATTATTGACAAAAAGATCATTCCCATCAATCCAACACAACTGTGTGTGTATGCTGCCACTTTCAACAAATTAGAAATAATTAAGTGGTTGCGAGATTTGGGATGTCCTTGGAATGCCCTTTTTATGGCTAAAGCTAGTGCTGCTGGTCATTTTGATTTGGTCAAGTGGTTATATGAAAATGAATGCCCGTGGCATGAAACAGTGATAAATCGTGCCGCTGTTTCGGGACACTTGGAAATTATAAATTGGCTTTACCAAAAAGGATGTCCATATAATTTACATAACACACATGTGTTAGCCACTGTGGCTCAAAATGGTTATCTCGATATTATGCAATGGTATTTGGAAAAAGGTGCTAATCCCACATCATATGTCATGTTATGTGCAGCTAGAGGAGCCCATTTAAACATGGTAAAATTATTACATGATCATGGTTGCCAGATAAATGATATTATTTATGTATATGCCGTATCAGAAGATCACAAGAGTGAAGAACGTTTAGAAATTATTAAGTATGTTTACCAATATGAGTTACCCCGGAGTTCCAGAGCTTGTTGTTTGGCCGCTGGTCGTAATCATGTTAGCATTGTAAAGTGGTGGCATGAAAATATTGAGCCATGGACGGGAAAAATTTTACCACGAGGATCCGAATATTTAGATGATGACGAATGTAAAACGATATATGTTAATCCTGATTTATGGTTTTCATTTCATGCCGAATTACATGTGTAATTCGTAAATACAATTTATCCAATCGCACTTATGAATTGTGAATTGTCATGAAATTTATGAAGTTCACAAGAGACAATCATTGACTAAAATTAAGTTTATCTTGATACTATATTCAATTTTGGCCATTAATAATATGCCATAAAAAATGACACGAATGATTTCAATTTTTTCGTAATCATTATCGCCAATATTTTCAATAAACTAGTTACACAATCCTGAATGATGACAATGCACACACATGAAATCTCACAAATATTTGAGTTGAATCCCACAATCCTGAAAAATTTGCAAAAATAACCATCCAATAAATTTTTGTGGCATAAATCAATTTATGACACAAAACGCACAAAAATTTGATAAAAAAAATTGAAAAAAATAACATTAAATGTCTCCCATAAAATTGGATTAGATTATTCTTGATCTAATTGGTCTAATCAAATTGATACATATTGAAAGTCCTATTCAAAATGGATAGATTTACTGGGATTGGCAGATTGAGAGAAAGGTATATTAAAAAAATAGAATGGGCCAAAACCCATATAGAAAAAATGGAAAAAAAATTGGCATTTTGTATGAATGAAGAGAAATACAATCCATTGTTATTAACCATTCGAGGGAAAAATTATGATCCAAACATCCTGGAAGCACGCATGATGGATGAGGAACAAACTCGTTCGATGCCATCGTCTATTTGTCCGTATATAAGACAACTCCAAGGTCTAGGTCATTATGGATCAAGAGTTATCAATATCATTGACATGGTTTATAAGGAATGGTATAGTGAGAAAAATACTGAATTTGGTCTGACATTCGCAGAATATTGCGCAAAATATGCGGTTTACCATTACCAACCAAAAAAATACGTTGGTGACCCAACAATATTTAACTGGATTACAGAGGGTCATCCAAAAAAGAATCCATTCCCAAAAATACAATATATTTTGGAATCTGGAACAGAAGCTCTGGAAACTAGTCATTTGAGAACCATTTTCCGAACACTTGGCTTTTATTTGATATTGGGAGGAAACTATTTGTTCAATATCATTGCTATCCAGGAAGAAATTATTAACTACACTGAATGTTTTGACGAAGAAAGCAAAAACCTTGAAGATTTGGACAAGGGTAAATTTACATTGGAAATTCAACTTGATTTTTTCATGCAGCAGTTTTCATTTTTTTGAACATGAATTGGAGTTTTGAAATATATTATTTGCTATTCAAAAAAAATTGATTTTGATATCATATTATTTGACCAAATCTTTTGGCCAAATAACATTCATCATGAATGATCTAATCATACAATGTGACATTTGTTTTATGTCAAGACTTAATGGTCAGATGAATATATGGGCATACAACCTATTGTGTTTGTCGAGAAAAGTTACTTGAAAAAAAAAATTGTCCATTTTGCAGATCAGATGCCAGCACCGGTCTACAAATAAAGTACTTGAAGTAGTTACTAATTGAAAATTAGAATTTGCCATCAAAAAGGGCAATGAAGGGGTTCGTGTGAATCGTTTGGAATATGTGTGCCAAATAGTGGGCACAGTGGATAATTATATTGACATTCCAACAGAGTATATTATCAATCACAAATTCGAATTAAGATTGAATCCCATTGCTGGGTTATTTATACCACAAATCATGAGCAACAATTTTAATAAATATATCGTCCAAACAAATTACCAACTACCAGGAACATATTAATATTTCAGAAATGAATAAATTTGGTGATCCAGTTGATTTAGATATTGTTGTGACTTATCAATTTGGCGGCAAAAATTGAGATTCTATTTTACAATGAGGAACACATCGGTTGGACCTATGAAGAAAATAAAGTCATGACAAAATCTGATACGAAAATAACTGATGAACAATAGATCATGTTAAATGCCATTGCTGAATATCTGGATTCGTGTTATGGTGACATTTGAAGATTTGTTACGATGTAACAAAACTTAAAATATTAAAAATATGTTGAAATATGTCGAGAACATTAATAGCCAAGATTTTCGGCAATAACCTCCCAGTATCGCAACATAACAGGAGGAGTTTGCGTGTCCCTCATGGACAAACCAGAATCACAACCTGGATTGACACCCAGATATTCGCAATAGTCCAATGGATAAGCACATTCAGGTGGCAAATCAAAGGCATCTGATGGAATGTTATCATCATGTTCGTCAATCAAGATGTTACCAGCCACTTTGAGTACCCCGAATGGAGCAATGAAGGCCCATTGGGAGAAATACCAGTTGAGAATCTTGTAAGATTTTTTGGAAGTGTGAATGGTTGAGGATATACCGGCACCACAATCATGGACATCAGAAACCAATCCGGAATAAATATTGTTATGTCCCTTGCCGGGGAAAACACCAACTGTATATTGCAAAGCCTCTGCATAAGCATCTACTTGATCCTGGAAACTGACATTACGCAAGAAACACAAACCATTACCATTGGTATCCACCACAAAAGTGTAGGTTCCAATTGGCTTCATGTAATAAGTACCAGCTAAACCAAAATCAAAGACCATGTTTTCGGAACTCACATTAACTGCCATGAAAACAGCTTGTTGCAAAGCAAATTGGCCAGACACATAATTATCGAATGTTCCATACGCCGCATACGTATCAACATCCCAACGATATCCTGAGAAATTAGGATTAAATGGATTACCTGCAGAAACGGTATAAACCAAAGCAAACAAAACAAATAAAGCAATGACTTTCATGATAATTGGATTAAAATTCACGACAGAATTTATCCGAAAATTAGTTATGTTATTGTATTTTTGTAACTGATTTGTTACATCAATAACTTACGCCACCAATGATTTAAATTTTCAATTTTTTTGGCAAATTAATTGACATTTTTACTGACGTTCATCAAGGTATCATACTACCATACGGTTCGAGCAAACAAAATAATTTGTCAATGCACCCTGATCTAAGGAGAGCACTTTGGTCGCCTTCGGGCAAAATTCTATGTGTTACTTGTCAGAATGATGATTGTCCCGTCACTCAATCTCTGGCTTCCATCCAAAGCCGTCAGCAAACCACCAATTGAAATTTTTATTCGATTGTTTTCCATGAGTGTGGCTAATTGTTTATCAATTTCCTCGATATAAATAATGAAATGTAGTGGCACCAGACAAGAATGGGAAATAGGTGAAGAACCGTGCGGAAATTGCGCCGGGATAGGAAGAGATCTAAAAAGTGATTTGTGGTCGGAATCATGTGGATATTGTCGAGGTACGAAACGTGTATCTTTTTGTCGACGCAGCCCCACTTGTCAAGTTTGTGGTGGAACTGATACCATTCAATATTAATTTTTTGCAACCACCCAAAAAATTGAAAGTTTATGTGATTAATCTGAACACAGGAATTGTCAAAAATTTCAGCAAACAAGCAAAATGATCAACCAAATCATTCATAAATATTTGGCCGCTCGTGGCATCCATTGGTTGGGAGAACCGGATGAAGAGACAGCCAAAATAGTATGCCGACTTTACTTGCATGGTGATTATTTATGTGAATATCCGTCGAATTGTTATATTTATTTGGCATGGTATTTCTTGGACAAAAATTGTCGGATGACACGACATTATTACAAATTGGCTTGGTCAGTAAATAAAAATAATATTTGGGCATCATATGGTTTGGCAGAACATTATTTATCACGAAATAAAATTATTAAAGCTTGTCAATGGGTTGAGTATGCAGAAAACATTGATAAAATATTTACTTATTGTAATTTGGCCATTTTTTTTGACCGAATCGGTAACCCAAATGCTAGTATCAAATTCAAAAAATTGGCAGCCAAAACAGGTGATATAGAATCTGCAAACGCGGTGGCAAAATATTATCAAGACAAACACGACAAATATCAAGCCATAAAATATTTTTTGTTGCTTGTCAAAAATTTGAACAAATCCTCCTCGAACCCCGAAACTATTAAAATTAGCAAAGGCAATGCTTACTTGAAAATTGCAACTATTTATACACAACTCGAAATGTTAGGCAAATCATTAACATTTTATAAAAAAGCAGCCACATGTGATTGTATGAATGCCATTTTATTTTTGGCACGTTATTATGCCACGACTGGAAACAGTAATTTATCTATGAAGTATTATCATTTAGCGGTTGAGAAAGGTAGTATCCGTGCGATGATGATTTTGGGAGAAGTTTATGTTCGTGTAAAAAATTATAATGAAGCATTCCGTTATGGTTATATGGCCGCCCAAAAAGGTGATACATATGCCATGATATTTTTGGCCAAATTATTTCATTCTAAAAAAAATTATACTGAAGCCATCATATATTTGAATATGGCGGTTAAAAAAGGATGTGCATATTCTTTCACTTGTTTAGGAAATATTTATTTTTGTTTGGAAGAATATGACAAAATGATTAGTGCTTATGAAGAAGCTTATAAATATCGTTGTGAATATTTGGTTGAAAATCTGAAAATTATCACCGAAAGTCGTCAATCAGATCGACTCTGTGCCTCACATTTGAATGCCCTTGTAAATTTGCTCGAAAAGGCAAAAAAAAATTCATGATATCAATTAATGTTGTTCCATGTCAATAATATTTCTATCGAAATATTGGCACAATTCAAATTAGATCTGTAATCAATCCGGATGGGAAAAATTATTGGAACTTGGCGTGATTATTTTGGGAGGATTCGCAATCCAAACCAGACAAACCGTTTTTTGAACATCCGACAATGCTGTTGCTAAAACAGTTTTCGCCGATACTCCTTCGGCGATTGTACCACCACCCAGAAAACCTTTATCCACTTACATGAATGCCTATATTTGGAAATTAAACTCTCCCAGCGAATATGATGATATTATCAGTGCTCTGGCCACAGCCAATATTAATTTTGAAGCCGTAATTTATGATCGCAAACAAGCATGGTTACGAATTACCATTTGAGTGATTATCATTATAGTGTTATCAAAACCATTCCACATCCATACACATGTTTGCAACTTGACAGCATTGGTTCTGCCAATCTAACTATTATTTTATGTGTTTATCCCAAAAAATTTAACAATTTGGGAGTTTCCGAACAGGGAGAATACATGATATTTTGCCAAGATTTCTTGGAAAATGTGGATTTGATAATTGCCGTTCCGGAACGAAATTTTAACAAGATAAACAAGTTATCTCATTAAAATTTAATTTTAGGAACCCATTGGACTGTATCAAAATTCAAGCATAATTTTCGACTAACTTATCCTGACTGTAACGTATGATGTCGCGCAACATTTTGGCGCGTTTGGAAAAGAAAAAATTGGGTTTCTTTCCCAAAATATTTTCATAGGCTTCCGCTAGCTTATCATTGGGTAATTCAAGAATTCGACGCATCTTTTTTAGGTAGGAAGGAATATATTTGAAACAGTCATTAATTTCATCTCGAAAATTTTTGTCATTAGTCCAATGCACATATAATTTCCAACTACGACATAATGTTTTGTATTTGGTCCAAGTTTTTATCTTTAAATCATTGGTTATGAGGGATGTTAGATTGGCATCAACTTCATATGTTTGGTAAAGTATGTATCTTGGTTTGTTCCAATGTTGTCTCCTATTTCTTTTAATGGCCAAAATAATTAATTTCTCCAAATGTTCAGCCAAAGGTTTTATGGTATCACTTGTTTCCA